TGTAACGCTACGTTCACGATGATTCAACCTCGTATTCAATCATCTGTATAAATACAGGAGTAGGGTCTGGTGCCGTTATCGATGGCATCTCGTCTCTAGTCCAACCTATATTGTTTAGTACGTCATCTATTATGCCAGTTTTAGCGTTAGGTGACGTGTTTAACGGTGAGTTTAAAGCATAATCAAACGCTCTAATTGGAACTGGTTGTCCGTCTACATAGTACCCATAGGACTCGTAGACCCTGATGTTCATGCGAACGATACGTTTAATCCGCATCTGGTTCTCACCACTGCCGATATTCGTATTTAGCGGCATACCCTTAATTTCTACTGGGAAGTTAAGCCCTACCTCTACATTGGTATAGCCTGTTTCTTCAGACGTTAAAGTGATTTGACCACCACTGACGGTTCTTTCTGTCAGAACATTTCCGTCCGCTACGATCTGAACAGTTAAGCCATTCAGATAACCAAGGCCAGAAATAATAGTGTCCGTTGGGCCAGGATTAAATATGGTTGAATCGTCCATCAAATGATCGAATGACCAGCGTTCAACGTGGTATTCAGTTGTGTTATGAGCGTCTACTTTCCGTTTAACAATCATGTATAACTGATCGTCTACTACCGTGGCATTAGTGATAACTCCAGGCTCAGAAATAGCAGTAGGATACGTTGTAGACGCAGTTTCCCATCGGGTAAACCCGTTAATGTCTTGTGCTCGCAGCGTATTAAGGACTGTAACAGTACCGTCAGTGTTCGTTATGAATAACCAATTAGCATCTTCGCTAGTTGTACCAGACAACATAGCCATATCTGTAGGCTGTTTAATTAATTGAGACGATAGTACCGACCTGTCATGGGCAACATAAGCATCTTCGTTAAACGAATAGACAAAATCGTAAATAGTCTTGCCATTCCTATCCACGAATATGGTAGATCCGTCTACGTCTACGACCTCTACATACGCAGCACCATGATTTGTTTGCGGCGCTATCCCTACGCTTGTAGGTGTAACAGGCTTGCTGGTAACAGAGAACTCAGCCCCAGACGTGAATATCTGTAGGTTTCTGCCAGGATAAACATCGATGATTTCGTTTAGCTTGCGAGATGAGATGGTGGCAAAGATCCCTTCATCGTCAGCACCGTCGTCAATTTCAAAGTCAAAGAATGACCCAGACTTAGAAAAGAATACTGATGCAGTCTTAGACTTAGTGCCGCCAAGGACTAACCGGCCCTCGAAGAAACATGCAGTCTTGGGATAGCCACGAGTAGCAGACCATACGGGTTCTTTTCTAGGCGATCCTACTTGAGTCTGAGTAAATACGAGCGTGTTATCCTGATTACCAGAAGTAGGGAAACCAGAAAATAATTCAAAGTCCTTAGTAGACTCTCCGCTAATCGTTATGGTGTACTGTCTTGTCCCTGTTCTAGCTACTGCTACGCCTGTCTCTCCAAACGTAGGCATCTCTTGCAGGTTTTTCTGGATGTTGAATACCGTAGAACTTTGTTCAGCAGCAGTGTTATCTCCTGCAAAAGTAATATTTTTTGACAATACACTTTCAACATCTATCTGGAATTGATCTCCAAGCTCCCAGTTATGCCCAGATCCATGAGTCAGCGTCATTACCTGTATTTCATTAACTGGAGTAGGACTCAGATCATCATCAAAGTCAAACATAGGCACGTTGGTAAATGGCACTTCATCCAAGAACCAATCTGCATCCGTACCCAAGTTAATCAATCGTTGTGGCGGCACGTCTTCTTGGAACAGCAACATGACACTTTCAGTTTGCGTATCCCTGATTGTTGCTACTTGAGCAGCAGTGTACGGAACCTTAACGTCGGCAACATAGTTTCCTGGATTCTTAAAAATCCTGATATTCCCGTCAGTAACCGATAACAAATAGTTTCGATCAGTCGTTAAGCTAAAGTTTAGCAGCTTAGATTCTGATGGATCTCCAGCCGTAGTGGTCTGGGTAATCAAATTAAAATCAGCCAATGTGACTGTAGCAGCACCTAGATCAGTAGCGCCAAGTCTAATTAATCTGACATATCTTTTTGCTGATCCAATGGGAATTCTAAAGTCTTGTGGATTCGTCCCGAGTAGTGGAACAGTGCTAACGGTAGTCCATGCAATTGCGTCAGGAGAGTCCTGTATAACAAACTCAGTAGATGATCCGCTAGACAGGCTAATTTGTCTTAGGTCTGCAAATACTGCCGTAGTTTTTAGTACAGGCGTTGCAGTACGGTCGTAGTACGCAACAATGTATGGATTTGTTGTTCCTATTGCTACAGTTGTTGCCGTAGTAGTAGCGTCATTGCCATCGTTAGCGACTGATCCAGTACCGCCATTGGGCATAGCTGGATTTTGAGCCGTTAGACGCTCTAGTTTATTCAGAACAGTATCAATATGTTCAGTGCCAGGACGACGTTTGACCCCGCCTTGTGGGACTAGAACGACGTTGTTAGCTGTCTGTAACCCTTGGTAATACTGATTAATATCAGTACGGCCTCGCATAAATGGAGATAACTCTCCACTAACAAAGTTATTTTGGATAAAGCGAGATTTGGCCACTAGAACCTCACGTTAACAAAAGGGTTGCTCGTGATAGGTGTCATTGGATATTGCTGGGAGTCTGTATATCGGGCCATCCTAGAAGCGTTTACATACTCAGCAGACATTTCTTGTCGTGATGCCGAACTGTCTCGGATGCTTGTTGCAAAATCTTTAGCCAGCGCATACTCAATCATCTGAGTGAAGTACGGAGGCCATGTTGATTCTGGAGCGTTATAAATATAGTCGCAGTAAAGTGGGCCTGTATTGTTAGCGTACACTTTATCGCCATAAATCTGGTATCTAATTCCTGGGTATATCTTAACTAGGAATAATAAATCTGAAGGTAGCTGGTAGATTGAGTCCCATTCTTGATCGATTGGAACTTCCGTTGTAAGCGATAGCTGTGCTTTTACTCTAGCAAATCCCCATCTGTGCTTTGTTAGCTCAGACCGGACAACGCTGTCATACAACGTATTAGCAACTTGTTGGGCTCTAGAACCGCCGATTAATGAATTGATTGGAGTATCCCCGATCAAGACTAACGCACCATTAACTACGCCAATTTTAGTTGCCATATTGTTACCTAAAAGAAATGGGGGCCCGAAGACCCCCGATAACTTAGGAATCGCCTAACGCGGTTCCAGATGCCATTGTAATGGTCGTAGAACCATTATTAGCTTTGCAGAACGAAATCGTTACAGCAGCAGTCCCATCGGAATCACTTACCATAACTACGTCGTTTACAGCTATTTCACCAATCGCTGGTAGGAAATAGTTAGCTCCGAGTGCGGTTGCAATAGAGTCCGTAGACGCATATTTCCAAACCGTACCTGAGTCACCAGATCCGCCAATACGAGAAAAACCGCTTCTTAAAAATGCCATTAGTAATTCTCCTTATGCAGTTTTGTCATACTGAACTTTAACCAAGCCGCCTTCGTCGCGAACGACAGCGCCAGCTTTCAACATACCATTACTCAACCAAGAGGTACGTTCAGCGATCCAGTTAATTTCAGTTTTCATGTCAATACCAACGGCCAAACCAACAGAAGGACGCTGATAGAACCATGAATCGACGATGTTGGCAGCTTCAGTCAAACCACCTTCAGTCCGAGTTTCAATGATGTTGAATCGAAACCCTACGAGGGTATTGATCTCACCAGAAACTAGAGCCTTGATGTTCTGATAGTCCGAAGACGTTGCCAGTTCATCGTTCAACAAACCACCTAAGCCTTCAGCTTCAATGACTGCGAACAGGTCAGTGTTTGGTACACCTTGGTCACGCAATTCAACTTGGGCTTGGATTACCTTAGCCATAGTTAAGTTTGTAGTGCCAGCAGGTACAGTAGTTGTTAATGGAGTCGAGGCATCCATAGCATCGATAACCAACTGGTCACAACGACGACCCAAAGCACCGGCAATAGTCATTGCCAATTCTTGTTTCTCATCGAAGTTAACATCAGCTTGGTCAAAGATGTCGGTGTACTCAGGCGCATTCCAGTTAGCCAACGTAGCAGTCTTGAACTCATGACTTACGTCCATAGGAGTTACGAGATCTGAAGTTGATTTCTGGTTTGCAAGGCCCTTGCCTTGACGACGGAATTTGTAGGTATCACCTACGACGTTGTTGCGTACAGTTACAGAACCTTTCAGCAAGCCCATGCCCTGATAGGCGTGTTTAACCATGCTGTCAAATTCTGTTACCGCAACAGAAGATAATTGTTTTGACATTAGTCTAATCCTCAAAATTTATAATAATCTACACAAGTGTTTCACATGAAACATTTGCTGGTTATGAGGTTTTGACTGAGTGCCCGACAGATCGGTCAGCCTTCAACCCAAATCTGTCAGATCCGCGATGGGAGTCCCTGACAGACATATAATATCATTTTACTTTATAAAAGCAACTAACCGAATACCTGAACATTCGGCTTGTCACCACCAAAAGCATACATCATTTCTTTAATCTTCTCATCATGCTTAGGGTCTACTGACCTCAGAAGGTTGCCGTTATCGTCCTTTCGGAACATCTCTTTCTCGATGTCAGGCCAAGTAATTCCACCAGGAACAACATGCCCGTCGATAGGAAGTTTTTGCGGTGCCGTACTTTTGATTAGTGCCTCTACCAGCATGATGGATTCAGCGGAGTTAACAGCATAACGAACTTGCTCGTAAACCTCAGAGTCCAGATTATTCTTCATAAACTGTTCTACGGTCTTGATACGATCCGTTGCGTTGTCGCCTAACTTGGCAATCTCAACTTCAGCAGATACTTCTTCTACGGCCTCTGATTGAGCAGACAACAATTCCCACGCCTTGTTAAAGTAGTCTTGAGACATATTAGTCTCAGAAGCAAAGCCCATCAGCTCTTGCATCAGCTCGTCTTCTTGGTCGATACCTTCTGGCATTGAGTAGCCGTCTTTAGGAGCGCCCTTGAATGCACCAAACTTCTTTTCTAGCTCAGTATAAGCAGCGGCTTGATCTGCGACTGACTTGTATCTGTCAGACTTGTACCACTCTGGTGCCTCACCGGTTCCCTTGATCCCGTCAGTTAGGAAGTACTCACCTTGGGACAATTCTGGCTGGGCAGCATCTACTAAGCTAACTGGTTGTGCTTCTACTGCAACATCGTTTTCTACTGATTGTTCACTCATAGTTATCTCCACGCATATTGAATTACAGCCCGCTTAGGACTGACCGCTTGATGCTTCAACCGGATTTCGTCAATCCGTCTACCGCCGTTAAGCAAAGATAGATCGTTAATGTCGATCCAATCTAAATGCTTACCTTGTCGGTAACATCTGAACGCTTTAAATTTATGAAGATACTCGAACTTATCAAACCCATACTGTGCCGCAAGCAGATCTAGCCATTCAAATTTAAAGTCTCTGCTCAACAAGTATTGCCGTTCGTCGCAAATTACTTCGACGGATGGGGTTTCTTTCTTGGGTCGTCCTTTCTTTTTAATTTCTACTGGTGCTTCTACTTCCATTACTTCTGTCATAGCTTCTCCGCTTGCTGGATTTGGTGAACAATAAACCTCATGACTCCGGTCTCCCCGTTATGGTAGGCGGCTTCATAGTTTATATTCTGTGCAGCAAGAGAAGTGTCGTTCTCTAGTAGAAAGCGTTTGCTCAGGTCTTCTAGTACCCTGTTACCGTCGTCAGTTGCAAAGCAACGGTTATAAGCCTTGGCTAGTTCGGCTTGTTTTTCCCTGATTGCGCTCTGTGCTTTCTGTGCTTTCCCCGTATCTATCTCTAAGTCTTCCCAACTCATTGAACGGCCTGTAGTTGTGGTGGTTGTTGAGTAGAACCTTGCATCTCCATCTGTTTAGCTTCCGCTCCAGCTTGGATAATCTGTTGTTTCTCTGCGTCATCACGGACTAATTCAGAACTCATACCTGTTTTCTCTGCTACCCAGGTTCCAAAGTCCTCAATCTTAAAGGCCATTTGCACTTGGTCAGGCCCAGCAGTCCCTAAAACAAACTCTACAGCTTGTTGTACCGCTAGAATGTCCTCGGAGTCCTGTGCTCGTGCTAGTGGCGACGTAAATTTGATCTCTACATCACGGCCATTCAACTCAATAGGCGTGATTAACCCACGACGAATCAGGATAGACACGACTCGTTTAAGGATTGGGATCAATATTTCAGTCTGCAACCGTCCAAATGCTGAACCAATACGCTTGGCTAGTTCTCTGGACTCGATAGCTATCTCCGTTGCAGTCCTAACCGGCCCTGCTGGGTCTCTCAGATCGTTGAACATGGCAAGTTTAATAGCATTTTGCAGTTCTGAGATTTCAAATTGCGCTAGTGCTAGGCTACTTGACGTGTCTAACCGTTGGATCGATGGGTTGTTGGTGTTGTTAGAACCTACTGGGATAACAATACCTGGCGCTATAACCATATTATAAGGATTAGTAACCCCGTCGTCCGTTGCAGTGTACATGCCCGCTAAGTCAATGGCCGCTTTCTGCAATACGAACTCTTTGGCTTTGTTCAATGACCGTACATCGGGCAGCGTTTGCATGGCTGGCCCACGACCTCGCACCTCACCAGAGACTTTAGTGTACCGGCCCGTTACCCAAGGCGATGAAACACCAAAATCTTCTGTCCAAGATAGGCGTTCTTCCTGCTTAACCCATACACAACCGTAGTATCGCTTGGTCTTGGGGTCAAAGATGACACCTTCGGACAGTTCAACCTCTGAATTGGGCTGGTTGTCGATCATTTCTTGAATGGTGGGCGATGGTTCGAACCCTTTCCACATCCGTTCTAGCAATCTGGCCTTGACCTTGAACCGTCTCCAGTGGGTCTCGATGTTTCCATACGGGCCTTCTTCAAATGCGATACCTTTCTGCGGTACACAATGAAAGACAATTGGCATATCTTCGTCGTCGGTCTCATCAATCCGTAAGGTAGCAGTCCCGATCAAAAGATCTAGCGCGGCCTCATAGAATTGAGTCCCGAAGTTAGACCGGTTGATATAATCAAAGACAATAACGGCCTGTTCTTCTAGGTTTTCCCTGATCTGACCCTCGCTGACGTTGAAGTCGCCTGACTCTAGCAGCTTGATTACTTCATTCGACGGGTTAAACGTGGCCCACCTAGCCCAGATCGGTGCAATGTTCTCCTGTAGTTTACTGGCCCCTTGTTGAATAGACGTTAGAGAAGTGGAATCAAAGATACGCTCCATCTTCTTTTGGCCTTTATCCTGATTGTCGAACAGGTTCCGTTGGGGTAGAAAGTATTCGTACACGTCCGACAGTTGGTCGTGCCATAAATACTCAGCATCAAAGGCCCTAGCCTCTCGGGTCTTGAGATCCTGCATAGATCCTAGATTGGGTGGAAGTTTCATGTTATCTGCCCATTGTCGAAGTCATTAAACCAGCACGAGCCGCAGCAGCAGCCCCACGTCTACCAGCACCAGCTAAACCGCCTAGCATTGATCGTCCAGCACCAGCAGCAGCACCCTTGGATGATCTGCCACCCATAGCGGCCTCAGACCTAGAACGTGGAGCGCCACCCAATAAAGATGCAGAGCCTAGTTTGCCTCGTGCTAGAGCCTTAAACCTTTCTTCCTGCTCTCCAATCTCCTCATCGAGTGCCTTTTTCTGCCTGATGTCTATTGCTACTTCTTGAGCCGTTGGTTTTGGTGCCTTTGGTTTCTTCATTTTGTTTTCTCCAGATACTTGTACA